GCACGATGTTCTTCAGTCTTGGGTTTGCGCATTTTGTTTTTAGTTTCTTCTGTATGTTTTCTACCTAAACCTGCTCCGGGATTTGCACCGCCGGCTCTTCCGTTCTCGGCTATCATGTTGGCCCACTCATCTGACTCGACTATATTGTTGTTGGCAGAGAACGTATTAGCATATTCAACTAAACTTACTGAATCAGTGAATAGTTTAGCCCACACTGTAGTAACATGATTACCATGTTCGAGTAAGTGCTTGGTCCAATGAACCCCAGAACCTTTATATTTAGATGGGTCGACTAATGTAGTTTTACCGAAATACTTGAGACCGGTGATGTTGTGTTGTTTAATATATAGCCAGGTCGGCTTGAAATAAATATTCATGTTGACATAGTCCTTTATGTTAAAGTAGTTGGGAACGCCAATTCCGCGAACTACACTATTTCTTTTTCTGTAACTGTTTAACTTCTTCTGATGCTTTAGCTTGTTTGTCAGCGGGTGTTGTGTCTTTAACAGGCTTCATTCCGCCCCAATGGCTATTGTGCATCTTCATAATTTCACTAGCTTTCATACATGTATTTATCCAAGTTGATTGACTTTTATCAATAAATATCGTATTATGTTAGTATATGATAAAAGAAATCCTGGAAAGTTGGCAAGAAAACTCGGCTACGATGACAAAAGAATCAAAGCCGAGTTGTAAATGCAAGTATTGTGATAAAGAATTCCGCAAAGAAAACGTAGGTGGCAACAAGAGAAAGAAATAGGCGTGCAATTTGGGCTACAAGCATACCTACGATTTTATGAACTAACTCAAGGCAGTGCAAAACTTAAAAGTTATGCTGACTTTATGTCAAGTTCATATTATCTGGCTTTTGTTAAGTTCGGTCGCTACATGGTAGAGATACGGGCAGTTAATCCTCGCATGTTTATCGACTGGGTTATTAAAGAAAACAAAAAACTCGACCATTGGACACACGAAAAAACGTATGTTGAGTATCTGTATCAATATCTTAAAAAAGAATCAATGAACGATGCGTTCGAGCGTGCGCTATTAGAAATGCAAAACTACGCCGACGAAGTAAAAACACTTGCAAGCTTCAACGATTACTTCCGTCAAGGTAACGCTAACAGAATATGTCATCACATTGCAAACGGTAGAATCAGTCCGTGGGTATTGTATAACTGTGCTAGCGGTATTGCATTCTTAGAAAGCCTAAACGAAGGGCAACTTGGTTTAATTATACAGTGGATTGACCCTGACTTCTGGAAGAACAAGTTTCAAAGCTATGTAGCAGATACAGAGTGGATTAAGATGGTGCTTAAAGAAGCTGGGCTATGAGTATCAGAGTTAGAAACTACACTGAAGTGGTGGATTATTGCACTGAACACATCTCTCCTCGTAGGTATTACTTACACAATCAAATTGGCGGCCTAGGCTGGCGCGTTATTCGCAAAGACAAATACTGGGAATTAGAAATACACGACGAGAAATCCATTGATGCTCACATAACCTGGCTAGCATTGACGAGCGTATTATGAAATTGATTAGAATACCCTACGTACCTATTATGAATAAACCAGTAGTAAATGTCTTTCAGTTTGTTAGTTTTAGAACATGGATGAGGACACTTAACCTGGAGTTTGGCGTAGACTATACAGCAACATGGATGTCTGCATCTAAGGAACTGCATGTTATACTGTCTGACGAGAACGATGCGATGTTCTCATACATAGAACTTATACTACCTGAAAAACCCTGGGAAGAATATGATTAAAAAATTCTCAAGCGACATTGACATTGACTTTGGCAACCGTGACGACATACTTAAAGTAGTTAAGCACATTCCTGCCGGCATAATCCGCAACAACGAATTAGTTAAGCATAACAGTGGTGTATTTGTCACTGACATCCCAGTCGACCCTTTTACAGGCTACTCGAGTTTAGATTACAAAGACGCTGAAGCACGTGGTTATTTAAAACTAGACTTTCTTAACGTGGGGCTGTATCAACAAGTGCGCAACGAAGCACACTTGATTGAGCTCATGCGTGAGCCAGACTGGGCAAAACTATACGACAGAGAATTCTGTGAAAAACTAATACACATCAACAATCACTATGACACATTGATTAAAATGCCAGAAGCAGTTAACAGCATTGCTCGCTTGGCAATGTTCTTAGCTATCATTCGACCAGCGAAACGTTACTTAATTGGCCGCACATGGAAAGAGGTAGCTGATGAAATATGGACAAAGGTAGACGGCGAGTATGCGTTCAAAAAGGCGCATGCGATAGCGTATGCACATTTAGTCGTAGTGAATATGAATCTATTGGAATAGTATGTACTTTTCTTTTCAGAGCGATAGTGTAGCATACACACCCGAAAAAACAAAATTTTGGGCTATGCTTCTTACACGCGAATGGAACATTAAAGAGGTTAACGGTCTTCAAGTTGAACCTGAAGTTTACTTTAAAGAGAAATACGGAATCATTCTAGACACAAATAGGAACGGCACTATCGTTGGTATAGAAGTACCCGACCATATGTACACTTTAATGCTACTAAAGATATGAAAATAGCATTTAACCAAAGCGGTGTGTCGGAATTGCGGATGAGGTCGACTCGATGGACTTCAATTCTTAAGAAGTTACATGACGAATATTATGCTGAAGAACTAGAGATACCCTTTAAGAAATGGGTATATGACAGGTATGAAATACAACTATTTTATTATCCAACCGCTGAGGTTACCGGTATAGTAAGTATAGAAGTACCTGATGAAATGATGGTGTACTTAGAATTGCGATTTAGCTAACTTTTCTTATTAGTGTAATACTTCTGCGTTTACTTCTACGTTGGGCAATTTCTTTAAGACTAACGTAAGGCCCGTGTTTAATCTCAACATCTTTACTGTTAAACGTTTTTAGACAAGGTCTAAAAATCACCCAGTCTTGCTTTAGAAAAACGTTTATCGGTACCAGCCTATTACTCTCCCACCACCATTGGTCTGCAAGCTCTATAAAGACAGTCTTTTGTTCAATGGTTCGCAGTGCCGCAAAATCATAAATAGTTGTGATTAGCTCATCTGAATTTTGTATAATGCCAATATAGTCATTTCCGCCATATGTTATATAGCTTAGAAAAGGGTATTGGTCGAGTAAGTTCTTAAATGTATCTTCCATAGTTTCGCGATAAATAGTATTAAAGGATTGACAATAAAGTGCCAGTAATTACAAGTTATTTATACCAAAATATTTTCACTGTAGAAGTTCTGGACGACGACCCTACCATTAAGACAAGGAATCATGTTGTGTATCAAAGACCTATAGACATTTACCGTGGCGCAGATAATCCTATCGTGATTCTCTTTAAAAACCAAGACCAAAAGCCTGCTAATATTGCAGGAGCAACCTTTCAAGGGTTCATTACAGACTACATTGATGGCAACGTAGTTGCAAACGTAGACGTAACAGTAAGCAACGTAACCACAGCGCGAGGAAATTGTACATTGTCTAGTACATTCATTGACGGGTTACCGCAAAACAAATACAAACTGGTGTTCTTAAAAACATCAGGAAATTTAAGTGTGCCGGTTTACAGCGATGACAACTACAGCATACATGCAGAATTAAATATCCACAACGGATACAGTTTATAATATAATTAAGGCACAACAACATGATTTTATCTAATGTGAATGTAGGAACAGGACCGTCAGCTGGAGACGGCGACACGCTTCGTTCGGCGTTTAGCACAATTAACAATAACTTTCAGATAGTTACAAACAACGTCCACTCGCTAACTAACAGTGTAACAAGCGTGGCTGGTAGAACCGGTAACATTATACTTACTGCAAGCGATGTGATTGGTGTTGCTAGTATTGCGTATGTTAACACCTTAGCTGGTAATAATCGTGTTATAAGTGTAGCAGGTAGAACCGGCAATGTAGTGTTAGATGTAGCTGATGTAGCAAATGCCGCAAGCACTTCTTATGTTGCTGGTGCAATAGGCAATGTTAGCATATCATCGTTGGACAATGGCGTTTATACAGTAACATTGGATAACACAGGACACTTAGTTTTAAACACAGACCTTACGGTGTTTGGTGCCCCAGGCACTGGCGGAGCAAACGATAAGATTAGATTGTACGATTTTGCGAACGTATCAACAACCAACTATGCAATTGGCCTGGAAAACGGATTCTTATGGAACAGTGTAGACACTGGCGCTGGATTCAAATGGTATGCAGGTAGCGTTGAGGTACTACGTTTAGCAACAACCGGAACGATACAGCTAGCATCAGGAGCAGATATCGTTGACAGCCTTGGTAACAGTGTAATCAGCACAGGCAATTACACATTTAGCGGTAATGTGTTAGCAACAACCACAGGCAACGTAGCAATCGAAGCATCTGGTAGTGATGCAGTAAACGTGATTTCAAACGCACATAACTGGATATTTAACGCAGACGGTTCAATTGGATTCCCGGACGGCGGCAGACTGCGAGTAGGCAACGCGCCGCCAAGTTCAATGGGCGAAACCGGTAACATGCCCGGCGAGATTGCATTTGATGACAATTACATATATTATTGCACTGGCCCGTTTGACGGTAGCACAGACATTTGGCGCCGTGTTGCTCTTAGCGCAACCCCTTGGTAAGCTATATTATCAAATAGATTGACCTAACGTGTTTAGCATGCTAAATTATAAGTATGCTGAACACAATCTCTGACTTCACTAAAAGCATCTTACCCGCAAAGCGTAAAACATCTCCCAAGGGGTGGATTAGCTTTAATGCACCATGCTGTATCCACAACGGTGAATCAGCTGACAATCGTGGACGTGGCGGCATAACCATTACAGGTGACGGTAAAGCAAGTTACCATTGTTTTAACTGTAAGTTCAAAGCAAGCTACCAGCCTGGCCGACATCTAACATTCAAGTATCGTAAACTACTCAAGTGGCTTGGTGCAAGCGAAACTGAAATTAAGCGCCTTGTGCTTGAAGCCATCCGCGTAAGAGAATTAGTTAGTCCTGAAGAAGTGCGAATTGAAAAAGAAGAAAGAATTGAATTTAAATCACGCAGTTTCCCAGCAGATGCTATTAGTTTCTCAGAGCTTGCTACGTTTTATTCGTTAGCTGGTGATAGCGAAGATGTGACTCCTCACATAGCAAATAAGCTAACCTACATATACAATCGAAGAATAAATTTGAACAAGTATGAGTTCTATGTATCTGACGAGACATCACACAGTTTACATCAACGTGTGCTGATTCCGTGCGTATGGGAAGGCAAGAACATTGGATACATTGCTCGAGCAGTGTCTGATGGAGTGAATGGGCGTTATTTCAACAACTACGAACCTGACTTTGTCTTCAATATAAATAATCAGCTAAAAGAAAGTAAGTTTGTTATAGTATGCGAGGGACCGTTTGATGCAATGAGTGTCGACGGTGTTGCAATACTAGGAAGTGATTGCAGTGAAAAACAAGCTGACATAATCGACAGCTTAGGTAAAGAAGTAATAGTAGTAGCAGATGCTGACAAAGCAGGTACAAAACTAATCGAGCAAGCAATTGATTACGGTTGGTCTGTTAGTTTTCCAGTCTGGCAGGAAACATGCAAAGACATAAACGAAGCAGTGCAAAAATACGGAAAGTTATTTGTATTGGCTACTATTCTTCAATCTAAAGAAACAAGTAAATTAAAGATAGAATTAAAAAGCAAAGGACTACATTAATTAATGGCAAAAGAATATACACCAGATTTACAGAAATTGTTTTTAGAAATGATGTTGCAAGATGCAACAAGCTATGTTCGCGTACAAAACATTTATAATCCAGACAACTTTGACCGCAGTTTACGAGATGCGGCAGGGTTTATCAAAACACATAGCAATGACTACAAAGTATTGCCAACCGCAGAGCAAGTAAAAGCAGTTACAGGCACAGACCTGAGACCAGTACCTGGGCTAACAGAAGACAACTACGAATGGTTTATGACGGAGTTTGAAGGTTTTACTAAACGTCAAGAACTAGAACGTGCGATTCTAAAAGCCGCAGACATGTTAGAAGAAGGTGATTTTGACCCTGTAGAAAAACTAATCAAAGATGCAGTGCAGATTAGCTTAACACGTGACATGGGTACAGATTATTTTGATGACCCTAAGGAACGTATTAATAGATACTTTAACAGTGGTGGACAAATAAGCACAGGCTGGCCTAGCTTAGATAAGATTCTATACGGTGGTATGAGCCGAGGTGAATTAAACATATTTGCAGGTGGTTCGGGTTCAGGTAAGTCACTTGTGATGATGAACATTGCATTGAACTGGGTTCAAGCAGGACTAAGTGGTGTTTACATTACCTTAGAGCTTAGTGAAGAACTTTGCGCACTGCGAACTGATGCCATGCTAGCTGATATGGGCACAAAAGATATCCGCAAAGATATGGATAACGCTGAACTTAAGGTTAAACTAGTAAGCAAACGTGCAGGTAAATATCGAATTAAAAGTTTTCCGGCACAGTCCAACGTAAATGATATTCGCAGTTATCTTAAAGAAGTGCAAATACAAACAGGCATCAAGATTGACTTTGTTATGGTAGACTACTTAGACTTAGTTATGCCTGTATCTATTAAAGTTAACCCAAACGACCAGTTTATTAAAGACAAATATGTATCAGAAGAGTTGCGCAACTTATCTAAAGAACTAAACGTGCTAATGATTACAGCATCACAGCTAAACAGGGGCGCAGTAGAAGAAGTAGAATTTGACCATAGTCACATTGCTGGTGGTATTTCTAAAATTAATACAGCAGATAACGTGTTCGGTATCTTTACAAGCAGAGCAATGAAGGAACGTGGTAAATATCAAATGCAGTGTATGAAATCACGTAGCTCAACAGGTGTAGGGCATAAAGTAGATTTAGATTACAACGTAGAAACAATGCGCATTACTGACCCAGGTGAAGAAGGACAAACAAGTGACGGATATCGCTCATCAGGTTCAAGTGTGTTAGCGGGTATTAAAACTTCTAGTACCGTAACTAAGGACGATGCGCCTAAAATCAATGCAACCACTGACAGTAGCAAACTTAAGTCGTTGATTGCCAGCTTGAAAAATTCCGAATAAGCCCTAAAACTTAATCGCAGATAAATATATAAAATGGAGCAACTCCCTTGCAAAAACGCACCCGCAGTATCTTAACAGAACTTGATGAATTGCTTATACATAAAGACAAGTCTAAGCTATTAGAATCTCGTGCTGACAACATTATCAATGGTGCTATAAACCTTATTCGTTACATACACGAAAACTATGATGCTGAGGTTGCAGGGGACTTAGAACGCCGATTGCTTAATGCAATTAAAGGCCAAGACCCACAGAAATTTATCCGCGGTATTAGGAAATTGAAAGATGAAGATTAACGAAATTGTAACAGAAGCATTTACAAAAAAAGTCGACCGCCTGGGAAACTTTTTGTCTGACTTTGGTTCAGCTATTAAATCAGGTGCTGGCAACTCAAAAGGTGTTGAGCGAGCAACAGATTTTGACCGCAGTAAGTTTAACAGAGACAGAGAAACCCCTGGCTTGTATAAGAACATAGATGATGTACGCGCAGAAAAAGCAAAAGAAAAAGCCGATGCAAAAGCCGCTAGTAAAGCAAAACCGGCACCTGCTAAAGTAGACCCTGCTAAAGTAGACCCTGCTAAAGCAACACCTGCACCGAGTGCAGACAATGCACCGGTTAAGCCTAAAACCTTCGGAGCAACAAAAATACCAGCAGGCCATGTGTTAAAAGTAGTGATGGCATCTAAGGTGGGCAACGTTGATTATTTTAGATACCCAAGCGGCAAGTGGTTCGTGCAATGGACAACAGGTAGCGCATTGCAACTAATAACCAACCCTGAGGATATTGAAAACTTAAACTACGGAATACCGTCAGCTAAGGTACAGGCAAAAATAGTAGCACTTCCTACACCAACCACAGCAAAAGCAAAAGGTGGGCGTAAATAATGAAACTATTTGAAATTAAAAATCAAACACCTAAATGGCTACTAACAGAGTCTAAAAACACACACCTCGAGCACCTTGAGGATTTAGTGTTTAACAATGGCTACGCTGGCGCACAAGAGGCTCTTAATTTTGTTGATAGCCTACGTAGTATGTTGGCAGATGGCGCCGGCTCAGCTACAAAACTAACAGTTAAATGGGATGGTAGCCCTGCTATTATTTGCGGCATCGACCCCGAGGATGCTAAATTCTTTGTTGGTACTAAAGCAGTGTTTAGCAAAGGCAATCCACGTAGATGCAAATCAATGGGTGATGTAATTGAATACTATCCTGAGCAACCTGAATTGCAAGAGATTTTAAAAGCCGCACTGAAATACCTATCTAAATTAAATATTCGCGGTGTCGTGCAAGGCGACCTAATGTTTACACCTGGCACAGTAACAACAGAAGATGTTGGTGGAGAATCATGTTACGTGTTTACTCCTAACACTATTACGTATGCAGTGCCAGTGAACAGCACAATTGGCCAACGCATTGCAAAAGCAAAGATAGGAATTATTTTCCACACAAACTACACAGGTGAAACGATTGACACAATGACTGCCGACTTTGGCGTAAACGTGTCAAGCTTCACTCAAGTAAACGATGTCTGGTTTGACGATGCAACATACAAAGACTATACAGGCGTGGCTAGCTTAACACCTGAAGAAAATGCAAAGATACAAAACTACCTGTCAGCGGCAGTAAACACAATGACTAAAATTGGTCCACAACGCTTTGACATCGTGTTAGGCGATAAAGAATTTAGCCGTATGGTTAAGCCGTTTGTGAATAAATTAATCCGCGCTGGTAATTATGCTGTAGAGCCTACTAAGTTCTTAAGTGACTTCTTGCAACACTTTGAAGCTGAAATGATGAAAGGTATTGAAGATTTGTCTGGCGGCATTGAAGGAAAACCAGCCCAGGCTAGAATAGCTAAGATAAAAGACAAAGAACAATGGATTGCTGATAACAGCAACACACTAACAGGTGTGCTAGCAACGTACAAACGCATTATCGAATTAAAGCATATGATTCTACAAAAACTAGCACAGGTTGAAGGCATTGGTACATTCCAGAAGACAAACGACGGGTATAAAGTAACTGCACCAGAAGGATTTGTAGCTATAGGACACGATGGTGATGCTGTTAAATTAGTTGACCGTTTGACCTTTAGTAGAACGAATTTTTTGTCTAAGGCATAAATAATATTATGCGCTCTTAATGGCGCAATAAATTTAGGAGAAATAAAATGGCAACAATTACACGTACAAACGGTGGCGCACGTCCAACAGACGTATTAACAGCAGGTAATGCATCTATTACAGGCCGCACACTTACACATTACACAGTATCATTAGCAAACGTTCATGTTGGTTGGGCGGCAGCGGGTTC